TGATCCTTGAATTTTATACTATTGGTGAGCCTTCTAGTGGATGGGTTCATTGTAGTGTAGCAGATAAACCTAGAAAACAATTCTTGAGAGCTTTTAAAGAAGATGGTAAGACAAAATATAAACCAATACTAGGAGATATAAGATGTGGTTAAGTGCAATTAAGTTAGCTGTTCAAGCAGGTAGTCATATCTATAAGAACAAGCAGAAAACTAAAATGCTTATGGCAGATGCTCAAATGAACCATGCTCAAAAGATGGCAAGTGGTGAAGCAGAGTATCAAGGTAAGTTATTAGAGAGTAGAAATTCAGACTGGAAAGACGAGTTCATTTTAATTTTGCTAAGTGTGCCAATCGTAATGTTAGGATTTGCAGTATGGTCTGACAATCCTGCTCACATGGAGAAGATGCAGCTCTTCTTTGAATATTTTTCTAACCTACCATTTTGGTATCAATCAATTTTTGTGGGTGTCATTGCAAGTGTTTATGGTTTAAAAGCAACTGATTTAATTAAGAGGAAGTAATGAGTAATCAAGCACCTACAATGTTCGTATCACAATATAGTAAAAAGAAACCTACACTTCTTTCGCAGCAAACAGGTAAGAAGAAAAAGAAAAAGAAATATAAGAAGAAGAAGTAATGGCAAAGCAAAAGTTCACACACTTTATACCTAGAGAGAAACCTAAGAAACGTAAAGGTGTACATACTAAATCTCAAAACAAAAATGCTAAGAGACAAAAGAAGCAGACAAGATACAAGGGTCAAGGAAGATGATTGATAAATTTATTTATAATTTTTTTGGTTTGCTTGACAAACTTACTAATCATTTGGATAGAGTATTTTTTCCAAAGAAGAAGAAAAAGAAATGAAGATAAGTGAGAATACATCTGTTGCTATGCCAATTAAAAATATGGTTGGTATTATTGTTGGTGTTGCTATGGGTATATTTGCATACACAGAGGTAACTGCAAGACTAACTTCACTTGAAACTTCTAGAGAACTTATGAACTCTGATCTACTTAAAAAGTCAGAGCAAACTACAACTGATAAAGAACAATACTTACTTCTTGAAGATCTATACGAAACTGTAGAGAAGCACCAAGAACTTTTAGATAAGAATATTCACACTCAAGTTATGTTAGATCATATAGAAGCACAGTTAGAAAAAGCGTTAGATGATATTGAGCATTTAAAAGATAAGGTAAGACAAAATGGAACAAGTCATTAGTACAGTTGTGGCTCTTTGTATGTTTGTTGCAGGTGAATTAACTGAACACAGAATACAACCTGCTATGTCAGATTGCCTAAAAGGTAAACGAGTTGCAGAACGAGGAGCAAATGATAATATTGAATATAAATGTGGAAAGGTAGATGCTATATTAGAATCTAATATTGATGGTAGTAAAGCAATTAAAAAAATAATAGAATAAATTATGGCTATCAGAAAAACTACTAAAGGTAAAAACGCAAACTACAGACCAACAAAGTCTGGAGCAGGAATGACAGCTAAAGGTGTAAGAGCATATCGAAGAGCCAATCCTGGAAGTAAATTAAAGACGGCAGTTACCGGTAAAGTTAAAAAAGGATCAAAGGCAGCTAAAAGAAGAAAGTCATATTGCGCTAGATCTCTTGGTCAACTTAAAAGATCTTCTGCTAAAACAAGAAACGATCCTAACTCTAGAATAAGACAAGCTAGAAGAAGATGGAAATGTTAATATGCAAAAAAAAGGATGGAAGAAACCAAAAGTTCAATCATTAGTTTGTGGTTATTGCAAGGAATGCAACAGACAATTAATGAGTGATGAAGGTGGATGGATAGTTACAGTTAAGAGAGAATATTTTTGTCATGATGGCAAAGAAGGTTCTTGCTTTGACAACTACTGTGAGTTAAAAGTTAAACAACATAAGGAGCAATATGAAAAAAGGTTATCACAAAACAGCTACTGGTAAGATCGCAAAGAAGGGTCTTTATTATAATATCAATAAGAAAAAACGATCTGGTAAATCGAATCCAAAATCTAAATCTACAATCTCTGCGAAGGCTTACAAGAATATGAAGTCTGGATTTAAAAAGTAATTTGTTTTAATTCCTCAAACTCTTCCCAGATAGAATTTTCTGGACCCCAATAATTTTTCTTGTCTTGTTTGTTTCTTAATGAGTGAATGATTGTGGTATGATCTTGATTAAATAATCTAGCCATAGAAGATAAGCTAACATTGTAACCTTCATATAATAGATTATAGATTATACTTCTTGCTCGAACTACATCCCTTGTTCTACCTTTACTGAAGATGTCATGTTTGCTTACAGTATATTTCTCACACACTTTATCTACAAGTTTAGATACGACTTCCAAGTTTGCGCTCTTTGTTTTAAAAGTAGTAGCAAATTTAGTTTTATTATTACTATCCATTATTGGTTGTCTTTGCATTAGTTCTGCTGCGTACAGAAATCCTTCTGAAAACCCTACCTCATATAATCTTTCTTCTTGGCTTGTTAAAAGGTAAAATGCTTTTTTAACTTTATAGATAAAGTGATTTTGATTTAATTTATTGATGTGTTTATTATAGTGTATGCTTACATTTATAGTCATAGATCCCCTACGTTTTCCTTTCTTTTTTTTCAACTATTAAGTTAATAACTTAACTTGCCATTAACTTTTCTTTTGTCTGCTCTATTTGCCAAAGTAATTTATAAGAATCTTGTTGATACTTATTTACTCTGTACTTTGCTTCCAGGAACTTCTTGTGTTTCTTCGCTTGAAGATCCTTTAGCTTTTGCAGACGAACTTTGATGTCTTCCATCATGCTCCTTTGCTACTGTTGTAAAATCGTACTTTAAGTTATCGATTTTTACTTCTACAAACTCTCCTCTATTCGAGTTGTTTGCAGCCTTCTTTACATCATCAAAGAGTTCGATCATTTGAAAATGACACTCTCCATTGATAATTCTTTTAAATTTTGTCATACTTATTTAGTTTTTTCAACTTCTTTTTTGATTAAAAAATCTATATACTGTTTAGCTTTTTTAAGATCTTCAATACCATTCTTTCTTTTATATCTAGAAATATATTTAATTACATTGCCTTCACAAAAATCAAAATTATTTTGAATTATAAAATCAATAGGTTCAATCTTATTTGCTATATAGTGTTCTGGTTCTTTTATATTGTCTGTCATATTAAATCCTTTTTTAAGCAAGGTGGGGAAAACGGAAAGGGAAAAAAAACCCCACCCTGCTAGATACCCTTTAGCCTAAGTTAAAAGGTATATTCGTTATTACCACCATCATTAGCTTTTGCAAAGCTATTATTCGCAGGTTTACCTGCTCCACTTGGTGTTAAAATTACTGTCAACTCACCTTCCTTGACATTGCCGTCTTGATCTTTAGACGGAAAGGCAGCCTGGTTATACCACTTACCATTTATGTTTACACCAATAGTCCAGTTCTTATCTGGGTGCTTCATATTTTTTGGACCCACATAGACAGGAAGTTTATCTGTTGGAGACTTCCAATCTTTATTCTTGGTTAGGTTGATGTATATCTTGTCGGATTGATTATCCATGTTTACTCCTTGGTTATATCAACTGAAGAATACTTCTTACGAAGTAAGCTACTGTTGATTATTGTTTAGTTTGACTTCATGCGCAGCAGAACGATCTCTGATCTGTTCGTATGCTTTGAAGTTATTAGTTTTAAGATGACCAACAACTGATCTAACTTGGCTCTTAACTACTGATAATTGTTTAGTAGTTTTAGTTTGTTCGATCCTTTTGATGATCTCTTCTACATCCACTTCATCATCCATGTATGTAGGTTCTGAAGATTGCTCTACAGAATTTTGTTGAAATGGTTTAGCATTGTAACCATCTTCTAAATCCATTCCTGTCTTTAAGTTTAGCGCATTCAAGAACGCATACTTTCTACTGTATGACATTGCTTGACCTGTTCCGTACTTATCTAATCCACCCATAGCAGTACATCCATCGATCACAATAAAACTTTTTGGATCATCGATGTCAGTTATTCTCATAGTGCAAGTAACAACTACATATCTATCTGTAATGTCTGTTACATAATTGCAGGTTGGATATAAACCATTTTCTAAAAAAGCTGCCATTGCCACTCTTTGCACATCATCATGCAATAGTGGACTAAAAGGTGCGCCATTCTTATTTCCTTTTTTTACACCACTTGCTTTATTACAAGCATTGTAAAGTTTCTTATGTATATTGCTCATATTGTTTCCCTTCATTTGATATACGTTTGTTTCACTACTCATATTTTATTCCCCATAGTTTGGTTATTAATTGTTTTTGTTCATCTGCTAAATCTTTGTAGTAAAAGAAATGATTAAGATCCGGTGGCTCCATCATCAAAGCTAACTTCTCAATGTTGCCTTCACAAAACATAATCATCTTCTCCCACAACAAAATCTTATCAATCATTTTGTTATAAAGATATTGCAAATGGTCTGCCTTCATTAACTCATGGCTTTTATCAAAAATGACATAATCTTTATCATTAACATATACCAAGTAAGGTATCTTCTTTGTTGCCATGTAGTAGAACGAAGTTTGTGTAAGGTTTTCTATTGTTGGTTCACTAGGTAATTCTTGAGTGATCATGTTCCACTCTTCTTTACCTTTAACCTTCCTTAAATTAGGTGGTTTAGTTTTTAATTCTATAAATTTTGTTTTAGTCTCATAATCAATACGACCAATGACAGGCTTAATCATATCAAATTCTTTTAGTTCAACATATCTTTCGCAAACTAATTTATCTTTTTCAACAATCTGCTGCACAACTTTTTTTGTAATTGGAATACAATCTTCTGCAAACTTAATCATCGCTTCTCTGCCATACTTATCTTTTGCGTCAACCGGTGGGTTTGCATTTATGTTTTCTTTTTCTTGATCGAAACAAACTTTATAATCTCGATCCCATTCTGTCTCTTTGATTGTCTTTGATTTATAAATTACATCTGCAATTTGTTTCTGGACCACATTGTTTACTAGGTTACCAAAATTTGCTTTGTATCTAAATGGAAACTTCCTTCTAACTTCTTGAGGGAAACTGTAACCAATAATATTTTTTGAAAAAGGTGTACTAGTAGATGAGTAAGACCAATGATCTAATCCTTCTCCACCATTAAATATTGAAAATGCTTTTTCTATTTTTTTGTTTTCCATTTTTTGTTAGGTATTACAGGCATTTATAGTAGTTGTCAACGGATGATTATATTTATATAACGGAATGAAAATGATCAAAAAAAAACTACCTTACAAGAAAGTTCGTATTATTTGGGTTGATATATGCAGCTCAAGTCAATGGTACGATGATCTGGCAGATGTTGATAAATTTAGCTATACCTGGTGCGAGGATATAGGATACCTATATTATAAAGATTCTAAAGTAGTAAAAATATTTACCTCATTTTTTTATGATGAAGATAAACTATCTGTTGGAAATATAACTGCTTATCCTAGATCAGTAGTTAAAAAAATAATATATGAAAAATGACATATTCTGGAATTTTTGACGAAACTGATTGTAAAAAAGAATTAGAACGAGCCAAGAAATTTATAAAAAAACAAGAAAATATAATTTTTGCGCTTGAAAAAGAGATTGAAGAGAAAGAAAACGAAATAAGGATATTAAAAAAATAATGGCTAGAGATGTATATGCTTTTAGTAATGGATTATATTCAGATTTTCATCGAAAATATGACGGAATTGCTTATATTGATGTTGATTCTGTCGAGTGCTGCGCTTATTGTTATGAACCTTTAGCTATAATTGAGACGTGCTATGACAAAGGTCAGAAATTTAAAGCTACAACCCTGTCAAAGATCATCGCTAGTCGCTTAAATATACCTTGTTTTTTAGTTTTCTATAAGGAACTGGACCAGACAAGCCTAATCTTTAGGATTAAGCGTATAACAGGCTCTAAGACAGAGTTTAAGATAATGAATGAGGACCAATGGGTTAAAATCTTGAGATCCTTGCACGACCACCACAAATTAAATTGTAAATCTAAAAAAAGAAAGGATAAATAATGAACGTAAGTAGAGGATTTTTGCACATAACCTATAAATTATATCATCATATGGATATATTGGATGGGGTTAAGAAGTCTTATTGTTTAAATGTTTTCTTGTCTGTAATGAAATATGCCTGGAAAAAAAATGGATATAAGGCAGGCTTGAGACATGAAACAATCCATAAAGATACAGGTCTTTGCCGGACCACTATCAAAGAATGCCTGGAAACTTTAAATAAATTAAATATTGTTAAATCTATAAGAGGTAGATCTGGTAAAACTTATGTAGTAAATGAGGTATTTTTGCGAGCCGAAAAACTTTACGAGCCAACCCAGATAGCCGTGTCACCGACACGAGATAGCCGTAATACGACTACATTAGAAGAAACAATATCCATTAATAATATAGGTAAAATAGTTAAGAGTTTTGCAGGGGATACTTCGAAGATATTAGATGAATTATCCAAGCTACCCCTGGATGAACTAAAACAAGAAACTGTAAATGTTTATTTATGTAAGCAAGCCATTCAACTGAAAGAAGACAAGGAACGAGAAAGCAAAGCGACTTATGTTAATTCTGATAAAATATTGAGCGCATTGTCCAGAATAAAGAAACAAGCTAACCCAAGATACAGAGAAAAAGTTGAATACAATAAACGTAATGGGATCAAACCATGGGAAAATAAGTAATGCCTGGAAGAGCGCAGCAGAAAGTTTTTTGTCAAGGTTTTACTAGAGCTGGATTAAGACAAGGTAAGAAAATACCTTGTAGAATGAAAGGGTATCCATTATCTGGTGGTAAGTTATTTAAATGTAAATTTCATGGCTATCAGAATTTTGATAAATTTAATAAAGCTAACTATACAGATGAGACAAGAATAAGACAATTATCCAAACTACTACAATTTAAGGATTATACAGATGAACAA